AAGAGCTTTATTCGTTTTTAAAATTGGATCCTCCAATCAATGATGATGACGGCTATCCACGCGGTTATTGTATGTTTCCCACAAATTACGATACCGAATATTTTAAAATGCTTACAGCAGAAGAGAAGCGGCGAGTAACGCGTGGAGGGGTTTCGTCATTTTCTTGGGAAAAAATCCGCGAAAGAAACGAGGCTTTAGATTGCAGGGTTTATGCAAGAGCGGCGGCGTATGTTTTTGGGATTGATCGTTTTGATGATGAAGATTTTTCAGTATTAGAATCAACTCTTCAAAACAGGAAACATAACGCAAGTTTACCGACTCAGCAGGTAAATCGCAAAAAATCAGATTTCTGGTAATATGTAAGATATGGCGACACTTGCAGATCTAACAGCGATTGAAGCGGCTATCAATTCAGGCGCGACAAAAGTTAAATATCAAGATCGAGAAGTAACTTATAACAGCTTGGCGGAATTGTACAAAATTCGTGATAGTCTTAAACAAGAGCTTGGCTTAAGCACAAACGGGAAGAGGCCCTATAGAATCCAAGCGGTTTTTGATTCTGGCTTATGAATATTTTCGACAAAGTTATAGAATATTTTGATCCACAGCTTGCAATAAGGCGCAAGATGGCGCGGGAAGTATTGCAAAATAATTTTTCTTTTGATGGCGGCTCAAAGGGAAATCGTTTTAGTACTTGGTATTCCCCAAGCTCTAGCGTTAATAGCTCGATGTCAGGGGTTATACAGACACTAAGAGACAGATCTAGAGATCTTGCTAGAAACAACCCTTACGCAGTCAAAGCCAAATCTAGCATTGGCGCAAACGTGATAGGCAAAGGTATAACAGCACAAATCAAAAACGATACTAATTTAGCTATGGCGGATCAGCTTCAGCAGTTATGGTGGAAATGGGCGGAGACTACAGATTGCGACAGTCAAAGCAAAGTTAATTTTTACGGGATCCAGCGACAGGTTATAAAAACGATATTTGAATCTGGAGAAGTTTTAATTAGAAAAAGACGCAGAAGATCAAACGTAAACAATTCAATTCCGCTGGAGCTCCAAGTTATGGAGCCAGAGTTTTTGGATGATAGCAAAGAATATTTTTCAAATAACGCAAGCGATAACTATATTTACAAAGGGATAGAGTTTAATTCGTTAGGCAATCCAGTGGCTTATTGGCTATATCCTGAACATCCAGGCGAAGATCGTTTAAGATCTTTAAATCATACTAGCGTTAGGGTTCCAGCTTCCGATATTATTCACTTATACCGAGTCGATAGACCTGGCCAGGTAAGAGGAATTCCTTGGCTAACACCAGCGATAGTTCACTTGAAAGATTTCAACGATTATGAGCAAACGCAATTAGTAAGGCAAAAAATCGCGGCTTGCTTTATGGCTTTTTATAAAGATATTGATCCAAATTTAAGCGATCTTCCAAAGAATGATCAGGGACAATATATTGACAAGGTTACACCTGCTTTAATTGAAGCTCTTCCTCATGGGCGCGATATAGTTTTTGCAAACCCTCCGACAGTAGAAAATTATAAAGAATATAGCACTCAAATTTTACGCGGAATCGCAGTAGGCGTAGGCGTTCCGTATGAAGTTTTGACTAGCGACTATTCGCAAGTTAATTTCTCATCTGCAAGAATGGGCTGGCTAGAATTCCACAGAAGTATTGAGGAATGGCAAAACGATATTTTTATTGCTAACTTTTTACCTACCATCTGGGGATGGTTTAGCCAGTATGCAGAAATCCAGGGATTGGATACTAGAAATTCTTACGTAGTTTGGACACCACAGCGGCGCGCTATGATAGATCCATCATCAGAAATAAAAGCTATCAGAGACGAAGTCAGAGCTGGTTTAAATTCTTTAAGCGGCGCGATTCGTGAATTTGGGCGTGATCCTCAAGAAGTATTTGATCAGCTGGAGATGGATTTAAAAGAATTAGAACAAAGATCTTTAAAACTAGATTCGATTCCATCACATATGACGCAGGCGGGAATGACACAGCAAGAACAGCAACCAAATCAAAATTAGTGGTATATAATAAAATTATGGATTTAGTAAAAGATTATTTTGGAACTAATAATATAAAAGATGAAAAATTTTCAAGCCAAATGTTTACGCTTGATCCTGAAACCTTTGACACAGAGCAAAACACAATAAAAGTAAGATATACCAATAACAATAAAGTTTTGCGTTATTCTTACGCGCGCGATGAGTATTTTTATATGCAATTAAGCTCAGCTCCAGGATCAGTAGATCTTACAAGATTGAATAATGGCGCGGCGGTAGTAGATTCGCATAATACTAGCGAATTATCAAAAGTGCTTGGGGCGGTGGTTCCAGGCTCAGCAACTGAATCAGAAGCTACTATAAAATTTTCGAATCGTGAAGAGGTAAAACCGATTGTGGAAGATATAAAAGCGGGAATAATTCGTTTTGTATCCCCAGGTTTTTTTATTCATGGTACAAAAGACGTTACTCAAGAGGGTGATAAATATCGCACTTTAGAAATAACTCGCTGGGAGCCTTACGAAATTAGTTTTGTAGCTTCTCCAGCGGATCCGCAAGCACAAACTTTTGACATCGCAACGGGCGATGTCGAAGAAATAAAAGAGGAGCAAAAAATGGAAACTGAAAAGAATTTAGCTTCAGCGGCCCTTGATCTAGAAAAAATCAAAGCTGAAGCGATCAATTCTGAAAAACAAAGAACAGATGAAATTTTCAAGATCGCACTAACTGGCGAACTTGGAAGCGATTTTGCGATTGAAAAAATCAAATCAAACAAATCCGTGGACGATGTCCGTAAAGACGCGTTTGATTTACTTGCTGAAAAAGCTAAAAAGTTTGAAGTTAATTCAAACGTAAGCGCAATTTCAGTAGGCGAAAACGAAAGCGAAAAAATCGAAAAAGCGGCGATGTCAGCACTTGAAGCAAGAGCTGGTTATGGCAAATTTGAAGCTGGAAACAAATTTAACAATATGCGTTTAATGGAAATGGCGAAATTTTTCGCTGGTAGAAATGGCGCAAATATTGTAGATATGTCAGAGAGCAAAATTGCAGAATTCGCTATGCATTCCACTAGCGATTTCCCAAATATTTTGGCAAATGTAGCTAACAAAACACTTAGAAGAGCTTACGATGAAACCGAAAGAACTTTTTTACCATTCTGTAGAAGAGTTACTTTAAACGATTTCAAACCAGTAAATAGAGTTCAACTAAGTGAAGTTCCAACTCCAACGATTGTAACTGAAGGCGGCGAATTCAAGCAGGCTTCAGTAAGCGATGGGAAAGAAACTTACAGCTTATCAACTTACGGCGAAATCATTTCTATCACTCGTCAAACTATCATCAATGATGATTTATCGGCGTTTGGTAGAATCCCATCTCAAATGGGAGCGGCGGCGGCGCGCTTAGAGTCAGATATCGTTTACGCGATTTTGACAGGCAACCCAAATATGGCTGATGGTAACGCTTTATTCTCTGTAGCTCACGCAAACCTTACAGACGCTTTACTTTTGAACTATCACGCAACGCTAAATCACTTTAAGCAATTCGTGAAAATGTTTAGAACTCAAAAGCAACTTAAGGGTTCTCCAATGGCACTATATCCAAAATTCTTGATTGTAGGGCCAGAGCTTGAAGTGGACGCTAAAAGAATGTTACTTCCAATTCAGGGAGATAGCGCGACAACTGCTAACATTTTTGCTGGCTCAACTTCTTTGATCGTAGATCCTAGAATTACTGATTCTAGTTACTACGGAGCTGAATCGCCAAACGTAATTGATACTATTGAATATGCTTACTTAACTGGCGAAGAGGGGCCTCAAATTACTACACAAAACGGTTTCTTGGTGGATGGCGTTCAAATCAAAATGAAACTTGATTTCGCGGCAAAAGCTATAGATTGGAGAGGTTTAGGCAAATCGACAAATAACGATGTCTAATAATTAAAAGGAAAAATAAATCATGAGTACAAATCAAATACAATCTGATGGTTCTAATATTTCTTTAGCGGCTCCAGTAGGTGGAGTCGTTTCTGGAAATGTTTACGTTATCGGCAATTTAATCGGCGTAGCTTTGCAAACAGCGGCGGCGGGTGATCCATTCGTACTAGTAACTAAGGGCGTTTTTGAACTTCCAAAAAAATCTACTGATGTTTTGGCGGTAGGCGCAAAAGTTTATTGGGACGTAACACCTGGCGAAATTACTTCAACTGCAAGCACTAACTATAAAATTGGTGCAGTAGTAGAAGCGGCTGGAAACGGCGTAACAAAATGCAAAGTTAAACTTAACGGCGTAGATGTTACAGTAGAAGCTTAATGTCTTGGCTTGATCTTACAGATGGAGTAATGCGCGCGGCTACCAATGTTTTTGGCGAGTCAGTAGTATTTATTCCATCTGGCGGACAGGCAAGCAATAAGATAGGAATTTTTAGAGATCAATTTTTAGAAATTGATTCTCAGACTGGATACCAAGTTTTAACAGATCAACCAAACTTAGGAATCCGAAATTCTGATTTTGCAACGCTTCCAGCTCAGGGAGACAGTTTCACGATTAGAAATATTAATTATATAGTTCACACAGTCCACAGAGACGGCGAGGCGGGAAGTACAATTTTACTTTATAAGGCGTAAATTATGACAATAAGCAACTATTCAGAACAAAATTTAGCAAACTGGCTCCGAGGCTCAGCTAATATGCCAGCGGCAACTACTCCATACCTTGCGCTTTATAGTTCAAATCCGCAGGATAATAATTCAGGAAGTGAAAATACTACTTTAATTAGACCCGCTGGAAGATTAGCAATTACGTTTACAGCTCCAGTAAATGGAATTATTTCTAATTCTACAGAATTAGATTTTGGCGTTTCAAATAACGACACAACTATTACACACTTTGGAATTTTAGACGCACAGAGCGGCGGCAATCTACTTTTTTACGCGGCTTTACCATCTCCAAAAATAATTTATACTAGCGATCAAGTTAAATGGAACGCTGGCGCGCTGGTGGTTACTTTTGACTAATGAACAATTATCGCAAAGCTATAAAAAATAGAATTGTAAGTATCTTACAATCGGCTTCAAATGAGCTAGGCGTAAATTCAAACAAAATTTTTAGCAATAGAGCAAGAGAATTAGAAAATATAAATTTCCCTTGCATTATAGTAAACACAAAAAAAGAAACTGTAAAAAGAATAATTTCAGACGCTCCAGTCAGAGAATATGAAATTGAACTTGATTTAGAGATTGATTGCTGGGTACAAAAAAACGGCGAATTTATAGACGAATTAGATAACTTGGCGGGCGGCGTTATAGATGTTTTATTGCGTCATGATTTAGATCAATTCAATCCTATTGAGCCACAATGGGGCGATCTAGTTTATACAAACAGCGAACAAACATTCTATGAAAATGGAAATAAAAACTTAGCAAACAATAAAATAAATTTTATTGTTACATACCAAGCAAAAGCAGATTTAGATCTGGTTAATGATTTTGATGAATATTTTTTAGATATTCAATTAAATTTTGAGCCAGAGATTCAAGAAGAAAATACTCCAGCAGAAAAAACTTTTAAATCACAAAGAAAAGCAATAAAAGATCGTTTAAAACAAATTTTTACTTTAGCAACTGGAGAGCTTGGAATTTCTAGCAATAATATTTTTGTAAATAGATCTCAAGAGTGGATAGCAAACCAGCGTTTACCATGTTTAGGAATCAGCACAAAGCAAGAATCGGTTAATTCTATCCTAGCGGACGCTCCGACACGCTTATATCAAATGCAAATCCCTTTGGTTATTGATTGCTTAATTGAAACTTCAACCGAGCTTGCAGATTCGCTTGATGACAAAATAGATAAAATTATCCAAATCTTATTGCGGCACGAAATGGATCAAAAAAACTCAACCCCCGTTTGGGGGGATTTAACTTATTTAGGATCTGAACAAGTTTTTGAAGAAGATGGAAATAAAGTTTTTGGAATCGCTCAAATCAGATTTAGCATTATTTATCAAGCTTACGCGCAATCTGTAGAGCCTAGCGAAATTGAAGTGGCCTTTGTAGAATATACTTTTAACGAATCTGGCTCAGAAACCGATTTAGTAATATTCCCAATAACTGATGTATTTTTAACTCAGGAAGATGGTTATTTGCTATTACAGGAAAATGGTAGTAAAATACAATTAAATGCCTAATTTGCCAATTAGCGGTTTACCAGTCAGCTCAGATCCTAGATCTGATGACTTATTCCCAGTGGCAGAAAATTCTACTGGTACACGAATCACAAAGCAAATTAATAGAATTAATAACAATAAAAAGATTTTAGAGGCAACCGCAAAAACCGCAAACTATACTTTACAAACTTCAGACGAGGTAATTTTATTTAATACTACTAACGGAAATTTAATTGCTAGTTTACCTAGCGCGGCTGGAATCAAAGGTAAAATTTTTGAAATTCACAAAATCGGCGCTTCAAACACTTTGACAATCACACCAGCAGGCGCGGAAACAGTTGGCGGGAATGCAAATTATGTTTTAAGTGAAAATTATTCTAGTATTCTAATAATTTCAAATAATTCTAACTGGCTTATTTCTGCAATCGGAACTCAATTTTCTGGAAATGTAATAAACAACGGCGTTAGTACTGATGACGCTTTAGTCAAGTTTGATGGGACTACTGGTAAGCTAGTACAAAATTCTAATGCTATTTTATCGGACGCAGGGCAGTTAGATATTTCTAATTTAGTAACTGATTATATTCAAATTGACACAGCGGCAACCGCTCCAGCAATTGTAGAGGGAACTCTTGGCTGGAATGGTACAGACGGCTCTTTGGAACTTGGTTTTAAAGGTGGTAATGTATCAAACGTTATTGGTCAAGATTTACACGTCAGAGTTACAAATGCAGAAGCTACAACTCTTAATAAAGGCGAGGTAGTTTATTTGTTTGGAGCTTCAGGAAACCGCGCTTCAGTTAAAAGAGCTTCAAATACTAGCGATACAACAAGCGCAAAAACTTTGGGAATTGTAGCAGAATCTATCTCTTCAAATCAAACTGGTTTTGTCATCACTCAAGGCGTAATTGATGGTTTAAATCTTGGCGCTCCATTTGTAGATGGTGATATTCTTTGGCTTGATTCTACAGCGGGACAATTTACTAGAACAAAACCAGTACAGCCGAATCATTTAGTTTTTATTGGAGTGGTAGAACGCGCTAATGCTGGCAATGGTCAAATTTATGTTAAACCACAAAACGGCTATGAGCTTGATGAGATCCACGACGTTTTAATTTCAAACCCAGCTAATGGAAATTTATTAATTAGAGATCAAACCAATCAGCTTTGGAAAAATGCAAATTTGACAGCTGGTTCAAATATTACAATCACAAACGCGGCGGGCTCAATTACAATTGCAACTACAAATCCAGGCGTTACAGACGGCGACAAAGGGGATATTTCAGTTTCTGGATCTGGATCTACTTGGACTATTGACAGCGGCGCAGTCAGCACTAGCAAGCTTGGCGGGGATATAACGACAGCTGGGAAAGCTCTTCTTGATGACGCAGACGCGGCGGCGCAAAGAACTACTCTAGGACTTGGAACGCTGGCAACCCAAAGCGGTACTTTCTCAGGGACTAGCTCAGGGACTAATACAGGGGATCAAAATTTATTTAGCACTATAGCGGTAGCGGGACAATCAAACGTAATAGCAGATGGTACTTCAGACACGCTTACGTTAGTGGCAGGGACAAACGTAACTATAACAACAGACGCAATCACAGACACAATTACAATCAACTCAACAGGTGGCGGCGGTGGTATTTCAGACGGGGACAAAGGCGACATCTCAGTATCTGGATCTGGGACAATTTGGACAATTGACAGCGGCGCAGTCAGCACTAGCAAACTTGGTGGGGATATAACGACAGCGGGAAAAGCTCTTCTTGATGACGCAGACGCGGCGGCACAAAGAACTACTTTAGGACTTGGAACGCTGGCAACCCAAAGCGGCACTTTCTCGGGGACTAGCTCAGGGACTAATACAGGCGATCAAACTATAACTTTAACGGGTGATGTAACTGGTACTGGTACAGGCTCTTTTGCGGCAACAATTGCAAACGGTGCAGTCAGTACTAGTAAATTGGGCGGGGATATAACGACAGCGGGAAAAGCTCTTCTTGATGACGCAGACGCGGCGGCACAAAGAACTACTTTAGGACTTGGAACGCTGGCAACCCAAAGCGGCACTTTCTCGGGGACTAGCTCAGGGACTAATACAGGCGATCAGAATTTATTTAGCACGATAGCGGTAGCGGGACAATCAAACGTAATAGCAGATGGTACTTCAGACACACTTACGTTAGTGGCCGGGACAAACGTTACAATCACAACAGACGCAACCACAGACACAATCACAATCAACTCAACAGGTGGCGGCGGCGGTATTTCAGACGGCGACAAAGGGGATATTTCAGTATCTGGATCTGGGACAATTTGGACGATTGATAATCAAGCTGTTACGTATGCAAAAATTCAAAACATAACCAATAACAGGCTTCTTGGTAGAGCAAACGGCACAAGCGGCACAATGCAAGAAATTACTCTTGGCAGTAATTTAAGTTTAAGCGGTACTACCTTAAACGCTTCAGTCCCAGTAATTACATCTGGAACAGCGGCTCCAAGCGGTGGAATAGACGGGGACATTTATTTACAATATACATAAGGACAATATGCAAGTAGAAATTACAGGTGGGACATTATCATACAAAGCAAGTACAGGAGATTGGATTGCAGAA